CTTTCTGTATTAATACGCAAGGTGCTCTGTCTATGAATGCGTCTAATCCCAGTGGAGTCCTTAACAAGGGTGATTTTGGAACTGTGGGTCAGTTGCTTACATCGGCTGGTAGTGGTGCTCCGCCGACGTGGGAAGACCCTCCCGCACTGCTAACTATTCTTGGAGCAACTGTTGGTGACGCTCCATTGAATACTACTGTCCCCGCAACTTGGATGTCGGTAACAGTGAATGGTGGCTCTTATCGTATCCCACTATACCAGTAAGGGTATTAGCACTCGCAAAAATCTCTGTTATACTGGTGTGTTCATAGCACCTTACACGGCGATGTAATTTATAATCTAACGCCTATGTAAATGGACTTCACCGATGCTCTAAAAGCCGGTGGAGCAAGTGCGACGATTATGTCAATCGTCGCAATTGCTTATAAGATAGTTCAATCTGTCTGCGGTCACAGACTACGGTCGGACTGTTGTGGACGGGAAGGGACTATAGGTATTGCGACGGAAGAGATGACACCACGGTCGCATCCATCCGTATTACCGGTCCAAGCCAATCCAAATCCTCCTTCTCCGCTTTTGAAGTCTGCGGGAATGCCAGAAGATAGTCTGAGCGAATCCGCTCAAGGACGTTCAAAGCGTCCTTCGGCGCAAGAAGTCTTGTTAGTTGATTTAGAAAGTCGTTTGAAAGCAATTGAGGTGGTAAAGAACTCTCCCTCACAAACTGCTCAATCCACCGTTCTAGCCATTGAGCCACTGGCACTCCCCCGACCCCGAGTGTCTTCTTTGCCGTAGACGATTTTATCTTACATTTTACTACTGGAAACTTCTCCAGTTCAGCGGGTTTTTCGCTCTGAACTGAGGACTTTGTCTTCTTTGGCTCTTTAAGGGGTGAACTCCACATCTCTGTTATCTACTGATGTTTTAATTATGCTATAGGTGTGTTAATGTAAGTGTAATGTATCCATCGCCACCATTAGCACCTTGGCTTCCATTCTGTAACGAAATACCATCCCACCCACTACCACCTCCACCACCACATCCAAGAGTGCCAACCGTAGCCGGGTTTGCTGTTTCTGGGTCTACACCGCCGGATGCGCCACTTCCACCGAATACACCTCCACCTCCACCTCCATCCGTGGTGAGGACTATCCCAGAGTCTGCTCCACTTCCTCCATTATATCCTCCGTATGAACCTCCATTACCCGCCGAAAAACTGGCGTCTTGACCGTTAAAAATAGTTCCAATTCCTCCTAATCCATTTGTCACTGCTCCGATTCCACCACCACCTCCAAACCCTCCAGTCCCTCCGTTTCCTCCAGCATTATTGCTGAGATTTGTGAGTCCTTGCCCACCTCCCCCCGCTATAAAAATATCCTTAATATTTGCGTCAGTCGGATTAGGTATAGTGATAGATGAAGGAGAGCCATCAGTAGCACTAATAAGTGGAGTGTAAGAAAGACCTCCTAAGCCTCCAGCCCCACAAGTATAATCTACCAGAGACCCACCGCCTACGATGAATGGATAAATCACGGAGACTATTTGACCAGACCCACCTCCACCACCTCCACCACCAGCGTTACCTCCGGAAATTCCAAAAGAACCTCCACCACCTCCACCAACCAATGTTACTGTCAATGAATATGTATCTGTTGGGTCACCGGGAAGTAGGTATGAAGAAGGGGATTGTGATATAAGAGATACTACTGTTACATTTGGAACAGCGATGATAGTAACTGCTCCCGTTGGTGCGCTGACAGCAATCCCAGAACCAGCAATAATACTCGTGACACCACCACCACCGCCTCCAGTAGAAGCAATAGTAATAGTTCCATCTCCACCCGTTGTAAGTGTTACGTTTGCTCCTTGAGCCAGTTTAGTAGCGACTGTAATAGAGTTATTACCGTTCAAAGTAAGGTCTATGCCATTACCCGGTTGTATGGCATTTGTAACAACTGGAATAGCCGGATTTGTGCTGTCAACAGAGATACCAGCACCCGCTCCAATAGACGATACTCCGCTACCACCGCCACCGGGCGGTAAAAGAGATGACGATACCTTTGCTGGAGTCCCAGAAAGTAATGACGCACTTGAACTCATCTTATACTACAGATAGATATATTTAGTATGCCAAAACAGACCAAGACACTGGAAGAAGGGCAGTGGCATTCGCGCTACCTTGAACCGTAAAACCAACACCCGCCGATAGCGTCGCACTTACAACTAGACAAGTAGCATCGGCTAGTGCGCGAGACACGCACACTACACTACTCGCGGTAATCAGAGGGTTTGCGATTTGAGCAGAAGCATTCGCGCCGAGTGCTATGGAAGACACGCCACGACTTTCAAACAATACTGGCGACGATAAGTTCGCGGGAGTTCCGGAGAGGATAGATGCTATACTCATTTTATACATTGTATCAAGATAAAAAATGAGCATTTAAAATCAGTCCCCGATAGTATAGTAAATGGATGAGAAGATTCGTAGAGCCGAGCGTTCGGTTTCTGATATTATTGTTTCCATTGGTCGTGAAGCGTCTATGGGCGAAGCACGGGAGGCTTTAATAAATGCGGTGATGTGGTTGCGCAGAATCAATCTTCCTAAGCCCGAAGAGCGTCCGTCTTCTCCTTGCCCGTGCGGGGAGTGCGAAGTCGTATACACTAGACGTGAAGAATCTCGGCTTGTTTCTGACAAACCATTATCTGCGGATACCCTTTCTTATACATAAGCCAACGTGACCCTAGTTTCCTATGCTTCTTCAAGTCCTCTTCATCAACACCAACATAGTTTTTGAGTAGGTATCGGAGGGCGTGATAAGAGGTAGAGAGCGGGTAGACCACTATGTTAGTGGCTTCATTCAGAAGCAGACGGGTCTTCTTGTAGTTTGTGAGGTAATGACTCAAGCAGAGCATTGTCGTATTCGTGTGGCGACCTTGGATGGCTAAGTCGTCTATAATTTTGGACACTACTTTGTCGGCATCGCCCGTGAGTGTGTCGTAATCATCAAAAATCATCATACAGTCTCTGAACTCCTCCAATGTGGGGTAGTCGTCTACAAATGACTGGATTTTGACTCGCTTAAGAAACTTGAGCGAGTCAAGAGTCTCATCTTCGTCCAGTTTACTCAGTAGGTATATGCCCCGCTCGGGGAACAGTTTGTGGTAGAATGTAGCCAACTGCTTAGCAATGTAGGACTTTCCAGAGCCAGACTGTCCAGCGATATACCATACTTCGCGCTTCTTCGGGTCTGGGTTCGGAAGGACTTCAAATAGCCCGTCGTCATCCAGTTCTATCACTTTGGTGCTAACAGAGTCGTCAATTATACGCTGGTAGAGTGCTTTAACCTCTGGGGGTTCTCCTACGAGATGCGCAGAGTCTATGCCTTTGCGTAGAGCCTCTTCTAGTTTAGCAATCATCTTCGGTCTTTCTACGGGTTTGAGATGCTTGAGTTCTGCCGTGTATTTATGGCGGTTAATGGCTATACGGGGCTTCTTTGCTCCAGTTAGGTCGCCTCCAAGGTAGAGAATCTCGCCGTCATACTCCCCTCCTCGGACTCGTGCTATAGGTTGCCCTTCCCCTTTTGTGAATGAGAGCGTAGCCATTATATCCTTACTTGAGAAATTACTCGGAGGCAAAAAAAGCCCAAAAATCAGTCCTCGGGGCGACCAGTTATGCCCGTCTCCCCAGTGTAGGGTTGTAGGGTTTACCCCCCCCCAAATATAATATAGGGGGTCTGAAGAATTTTTATTTTTGGGGGTGACCCCAATTTTTATTTGAAAAAGACCCTAAACCCTACATACCCTACATACCCTACATACCCTACACTAGATTAACTGTCTTTTATGGTCGTTCCGAAGATAGTAGTTAGAAGATACCATTTATGACTCAAAATATCTAAGCATAATGTAAGAATGAGTTTAGCGGAAGCCCTAGCCTATCCGTTAGGCGATGATGATATACGGGAAGTCCTTGGTGGAGGCATTAAAATATTCTCTTATCCATCTCTTGCGGGACTACGTAGCATAGACCAAGCATTTGATAAGGAAGGAAGGTGTATCATCCTATTCCCTAACGCATCTCCTACAATGGGTCACTGGTGTTGTATGATTCGCAGAGATAATGAGATAGACTTTTTTGACCCTTACGGAGAAGCGCCCGAAGACCAGAAGGACGGATTGTCAGAGCAGAGACTGGAGGAACTGAACATAGACCGACCGTATCTGACGAGGCTAATGCGCAACTCGGGTATGCCTATCTTCTACAACACTAAGGACTTCCAGAGTGAAAAGTCAAATGTCGCAACTTGTGGTCGTCATTGTGCCGTTCGCCTACTATACAAAGACCTTTCTCTACAACAGTATGCGGATATGATAAAGAAGACTGGGATGACCCCCGATAAGTTCGTTACTGGGATGACATACGAAACTCTTCAAAAATAATTCTCTGCTAATGATATAGAGATGGCGTATCGTCGTAGCGCAAACATTGAGTATTTAGGTGGCACTGTAGACCTTCCAGACTACATCTATTACAACGCCGACATCATTAACGCTGGGTCGTCCGACACTGGTGTAGCGACTCCCGACCCGCAGATTCGTTTCAACGAGACTCGTGATAGTGCGCTTGTCAGAGATGCCTCGCAGTATAACTTCTCTATTATTCGTTTTACAATGGATGGCGCGAATCTTGACTTACCACTGTTCATCCCGCAAGTCCAACTAGGAGAAGCAGAAGGAGAGGACTTTACAAATCTCACTGTCTACGGAGTAGCACTGCCATTTCAGCAGTCGTTTCACACAGCAGAAGGTGACGTTACAATTACTGTAACACCAGACGAGAACTTTGTGATTTATGAATCAGAGACACTGAACACAAGATTAGCACCAGTGCCTCGTCGCCCTACCACTATTGCTGGTCAAGATGTTTCTTCTAGATACTACTGGGTCTATACATACCAGCACTGGATTGACCTAGTAAACACGGCATTGAATACCGCTAGTCAGAATACTTGGACACAGTTCGGAGTATTATGGACTGCTTTAGGTTCGGCAACCCCCAACCCTTACCTAACATACGATTCTTGGTTAAGCGCAATGACTCCGCCACAGATAGTCTACGACCCGACTACGTATTTGATGACAATATACGGCGACACACGGTGCTTTGGAGACTACATACCGGCGTCTGGTAGCGGTCCTTATGTCCCAGTAGCCCCAGCACTCAGTGCGCCCCAGTGCCGTCTCTTTTTCAACACGAATATGTTCGGGATGTTCGCTAACTTCAGCAACAACTACTACAACACGCTAACTCCGATAGGTGGCTGGAATAATGGGGTGACATACGTCGTCCCTTCCGGCTATGTCAATGAAATCCTATTCGCTAACAAGGACTGGACGAATGTCAAAGATGACTCAGCCGTCCCATACGTCCCAACGCCTTACAATGTCCGCTACTGGATTAACACGCAAGACTATCGTAGCATTGATTCGCTCTGGTCTCCTATTGCCTCTATTGTATTCACATCGGCTCTTCTCCCTATCAAGTCAGAAGCAACGGGTCAGCCCATCAAGTTCGGTCCGTTGCTAGGAGATTCCAACTTGGGTAACTCTGCCCCGACAAGCCAGTCTGCTTTCCAGCCTATCATCACAGACATCGCCCTTCCTATGTCTACCGGAGCGCACGACTACCGAGCATTCATCTACTACGCACCCACTGCGCAATACCGCTTGGCTGACTTGTCTCCGAGCAAACAAGAGATTCGCAGTATTGACATCCAAGTGTTCTGGAAGTATCGTCTAACGGGTGAGTTGTTCCCAATCAATATGTTCAATTTATCAAGCGTCAGCATCAAGGCATTATTTAGGAATAAGAATCTGTCGCCCAAGGCTTAACCCCGAATAATAAATCTCCAAAAAAATTATCGGCACACATAATATAAACGATGAGTGCCGACATTGAGAAACTCGCCGTATTTGATGCCCGTATCGTCCAGTCGCGCCCCCGCTTTGCCGTAGACAAGGGTGCTCTTTCGCTGACGAATGCGCCCTTCAGTGCTATCTCCGCTACACCGAGTCAGCACACCTACAACATCTACGTCCCGTCTGAGAACGTCTTCGTAGACCGCAAACTCCAGTGGTCGTCTACGGTCTTTATGACCGCTTCGCTAAGCCTTGCTTCAGCCCCCGCTGTTGGCGATTCGCTAGTAGTCCCCGGTCGCGATTTTGCTCTGTGCGCCCTACCGCTGAATCAGTTGTGTAGCACTATCTCTGCGACCATTAACGACACGACGAGTGTTATTAACTCGCAAGATGTGCTCCGCGAGGTTCTACGTCTGGCTGACTACAAGAAGAATCGTATGGTGCGCAGTGCGCCGTCTATGCTGGACAAGTATCAGTCTTACGACGATGCTTTCGGCACACTCAATAACCCTCTTGGTGGCTATGATGCGTCTACTGCTCCAGATGAGGTCCAGAACGGCGCATACCCTCTTCTACAGTTCACAGACCCCAATGGTAATCCCCTTGCCTCTGCGACTCCCGCTTACGCTGGTGCGCCTTACAACTCCCTCAATGGTGTCCCGACTGCGTCGGGTGTGGGTCTAGGTCCGTTCCCTATCTACTTCCGTTGGCGCACGACCGAGCCGGTTTGCGTGTCGCCCTTCATATTCGCGGATACGCACGAGTGGGACACGGGTCTCTTCGGCATTAACAACATCCAGTTGATTATGAATCTTATCCCCACGCCGTCCCGTATCATTCGCCAGACGTTCCGTGCGGGTCGTGCTCTTTCTGCCGTTGCTTACAACCCGTCTGTCGCTCAAGCATTCCGGGATTCGGTCGTAAACGTCCAGTTTTTGACCCCGTCTCTTGATGTGCCTCTTCCCCCCAAGAGTGTCGTGCCTTATATGGAGTTCCCCCGTTACATTACGCAATACAACCAGTCGGCTATCCCATCGGGTGGCACGGGTGAGATTGTGTCGCAGACGATTACGCTCCCTTGTATCCCAGATATGCTTATCATCTATGCTAAGCCGTCGGCGTATGCTGATAACCAAGGCGATTGGTATTTCCCTCTTGCTACGGCTCTTGACGGTGTTCGCAACCCTCTCCGTATCAACTTTGACAACTTCTCTGGTCTTCTCTCGTCCCACACGACGGAGGAACTCTACGATATGTCTGTCCACAACGGTATGGAGATGGACTACGCTACTTTTATCGGTAGCGGTCACTCTGCGGGTGGCTCTTACCCCGGTAACCAGCAAGGTCAGACTGTCCCGCTCGTCGGCTCGGTTCTCGTCCTCCGTCCCGGTGTAGATATTACTCTTCAGTCGGGTCAAGCCCCGTCGCTTGTGGGTAATTTTACGCTACAGTTCAATATGGTCGTCAAGAACACGTCCTCTGTTTCGCAGATTCCCCAGTTATTCGTGGTCACTGCTAACTCTGGGTTCTTTGAGTCCATTCGTGGCTCGTCTCGCATCATCAAGGGTGTCCTCTCGGAGCAAGACATCATCAGCGCACCCGTTGCGCCCGAGATGACTCGCGAATCTCTCCAACGTGCGGTCGGCGCTGGTGGCGGTTTCTTCGGCAATATGCTGAGCAAGATTAAGGCAATGGCATCCAACCCCTATGTCCAAGGCGCAGTGAAGGGCGCAGTGTCTGGCGCTATGGAACACCACAAGAAAAAGGGCGGTGATGGCGGGACGGGTGGCGCACAGAGTGGCGCTGGTGGTCTCTCTCGTCGTCTTATGTAGATAACCAGTTTTTACCGATAAAAAATAGAGGGTTTTTAAACCACTATTTTTTATTGTCTTTTTGTTTGGTTTTCTAATGTGTAGTTACGCGTGTGAAGCGACCGCCACAAGAAGTAGTGCCACCACTGGCTATACACTCCATTACGTTGTAAATAGTCGCCAACTCTGCGAATTCGTCGCCTAGCCATATTCCGTCACCACTGATGAGTTTCTTGGCTACGTTGCGGACAAACTTGCCAGTCGCAGAGGCAATGAGCAGTTGAGCGTCCAGCGGTGCGGGGACATACATAATGCCGTCAGCGAGGAGGTCAGCCTTACTCACACCCTCCAGTAGACCCGTGCGACGCATAGGCTTACGAGTGCGATACTTAACCCACTGGTTGTATTTTGGAAAGATGAAGTCGTATACGTTGCCATCATCGTCCTCCAGCCAACAGTGGCTATCCGTTTCATAACCAACAATATTGAAAGCGAAGTCAGCCTTTGCCCAGTGCTTACCACCGAACTCAAACCAGTTGTTGATAGCGAACGAGCCGATGACCATCTTGAGGCTCTTGTCCTTGTAGTGATGCCACTTGTTTATAAACGCATTGATGTGGCAGTTGCCACATTTGTAAGTAAGAGGAAGAGAAATCGTCGTCATCTTGGAAAGAAAGAAAGAAAGAAAGATTAGTATTGAAAGTTTAATACTAAGTAATTGTCGCCAAGAGTTCAGACCGAGGGCAAAAGAGGCTTCAATTTTTTCCAATATGTCCAGTCGCTGTATAAGGCTCAGTCCGAAAAAGTTAGAGAGGGAAACTTTTCTCGTGTTAGTTTATACAGCGACTGGGCATATTGGAAAAAATTGAAGCCTCTCGCGGGTGGCACTTCTCCCTCTGGCGGTCGCTTCATAGGTGTAACTACACATTAGAATACAAAAACAAAAAGACAATAAAAAACGGTGGGGTTGCCCACTATTTTTTATCTGGTTTTCTAATTCACATCATCAATCTTCACTGCCATACCCGTGCTTACGACGGCACACGGCACACTCCCATTTGGGCTTTCCAGCCGTCCTCTGTGTTTGTTTGAGTTGGGTCAAGCAAGGCTTACAATAGTAATGTCCGCAGTTGGAGATTGTAAGGTCACCATCATCAATCATATCAATACAGATAGGACACTCCCATTTCTTGTGGAGCGTTTTAGCCATCTCCTTAATGTCGGTCTTGATGTGTTCTGGAATAGAAGCATCATCTGAAAGGGTTGTGTATTGATGATAGTGTCCGTGGTCATCGTGAAGGGCGCTATTGATTTGCTCGTAGTATTTAGCCCAAGCAAATGCCGTCTTGCGACGGGCGAAAGTAAGTTGATTCGTGACGGAAGCAATAGTTGTCATTTTGAAAGGAAGAAAGTTTTGTGTTGTTGGTCGTTGTCGTTCGTAGTCTGCTGGTAGTCCGTTTTGGTGGAAACCGGAGCGTCAATTTTTTTCGGGATTCCCGTCGCTGTATAAACTAACACAAGAAAAGTTGCCCTCTCTAACTTTTTGTGACTGAGCCTTATACAGCGACTGGGCATATTGGAAAAAATTGAAGCCTCTTTCGCCCTCTGTCTGAACTCTTGACGACAAAATAAGAAGCAATTTACTTCCTTTCCTTTCTGTTACTTTCCTTTCCTTTCAAAATGACTGATATTATGCCAAAGCACGAGTCTCTGGATGAGGCTGAGTTGTGGTTTACCAAAGTCTACCTTCCGACGATGAAGGTTACACTAGCCAATGTGGAGGCTATGAAGAAGAACATCGCCTCTGCGGTCTCTTCAATTATATCTGCGGGTGAAGATGACTATTCCTCTTCACGCGCAGACAACGAGAAACTAGAAGAATACAACGACGAACTTCTAGCCCGTATCAAGGTTCTTGAGGAAGAACTCGCATCATCAAAGACCAAGACCACTGCGAAAGAGCCAGTGTCAGTTGCTGAACTGTCACCCTCTACGCTTCTGACCGTCGGCGAGTTTATCTTCTTTAAGCCCCCCACCACAGACGACGCAGTCTACAAGGCGCAGTGGGATGGCATTCACTTTGTAATCCAAGACTCCATCTTCAAGGGCGCAGACACAATGGTCAAGACTCCTTCTACATTCGCAACACGCATTCTTCAGATGTGTAGGCAGAATGGCACATCATCGCGGACTTCCAATGGAGTTTGCGGGTGGCGCAGTTGCTATGTCACTCGCAACGGCAAGGACATTCGGCTTATCAAACTCGCATAAGCAAAAAAGACAATAAAAAATCGTGGGCAACCCCCACCATTTTTTATTTGGTTTTTTATTCGGTTTTTTTCTTACGAGCCTCAAATATCTTAGCAAGTCTTGCTCGTGCCATAAATCCTTTAGAAATCATTTTTGCCTTATTTTTTGCTTCTCCTATGTGTGGTGTCTTATAAACTCCTATACACGCCATCTCACCTTCTGGATTAACAGTCCACCCTACAGATGGAAGTCTAGTCTTCAAACAGTGTTCCGAAAAGTGCTTACTATGAGAAATCCCACAAGTTACGTAGTCTTGATACGACCTATAATCAACCACAGCCGACCTCTCGGCGCATACGCTTATGGATGCTGTCTTGCGCGGGTGCGCTTCATCTTCGTATATCGTGAAATCAGATTTATCGGAAGTCATCTTTTTTTGGTTGTTTCTTATTTCTTATTTCGCCACTATCTGTCTTTCCCAGAGAACGGTTCGATCCGTTTTGGTGACTACTTAGCCTTCGCATCGTCAAATGGATTCGTGAGTTCCGTCTCCCACGACATATAGACAATCCAAGCGTTACAGAGTCCATCAGCGCCAACCACGTCGTCAATCATCACAACTTCTGAATCAAATGTAGTGAGACCTTCGTTTGTGTTAAGGTCCTCTTCTATTTCTTTGAGTATGCCATTCAACACCTCATCAAACTTCTCAGAATCCCAATCGTCATTGCGACGAAAGGTCATCTGGACTGAACCCTCAAGAGGGTTATCTGAGAAATCATCTGCCAACTTTGGTAGCATACCATCATTGAATGTGACCTTGATGTAATGCTCAGCAGATGCCTCTGCCTTCTTCTTCGCCTCTGCCTCCTCCTTCTTCGCCTCTGCCTCCACCGTCTCCTTCTTCGCCTTTGCCATCAGATTAAACAACTCCGTATACTGCTTACGTAGTCCCGTCACATCTTTTCCTCCGTCGCGCACGTATGCGATGAGGTCATCAACCGTAGGAATGGAAGTCATCTTATTAGTAAGATAGAAAGTTTTGAAAGTTGTTTGTCGTTCGTAGTCTGCTGGTAGTCCGTTTTGATGGAAACCGGGGCGTCAATTTTTTGCCGGATACCCATCGCTGTATAAGGCTCAGTCCGAAAAAGTTTTATACGGCGTGGTGGAACTACGAGTAATAAATCATTATAAAAATCATTATAAAAACGGATCGCCCGACGTTCTTTTTCTCGTGTTAGTTTATACAGCGACCGGAGCGACCAAAAAATTGACTCGCCCCGACCGCCTCTTCCGGACTCAGTAAAAATGTCCACTGTCTGCGTAAAGGTCGCAGAAGAAAATCTCTCCGATGAGTATAGAATGACTACCTTCCCAAGCCAACTAATGCGTATTGAAAAGTATGATGAAGATATGATGAAGCAGATGCTATGCGATACAACCATACCCCACGAAGAACGCAAGAGGCTCTCTGCGTATTTCAAGGGGCGTGACGTTGTTGGAAAGCGGAATGTCGTCTATGGCTATCCATCTACATTTGAAGAGAAACGTCTTGGTCGTATGTATCCCGTTTCGGGTATGGGTCTACAGTCGTTTCGCTTTGATATTCGCAATCCTCTATTGAAGAAGCATTACTGGGACATAGACGTAGAGAATTGTCACTACAATATTGCTCTCAAGTTTGCTACTGACTTGGGTCTGAAGTGCGACGCAATAACCGAGTATTGTGCGAATCGCAATGCGTGTCTGGCTACAGTCAGTAGCGACCGCTCAATAGCCAAGACGCAGTTCTTGAAGACACTCTATGGTGGTGAGTTGTCTCTCTACGACCCTATGGTCACAGACAAGTTAGTGACTCTCGGTGATGGCGCAACTGCGCTGATAAGAAGACTGACTATGGAAGTCTCTACACTCGCAGATAACATCTGGATGCGGAACACTAAATTACACAAGGTCAAGACTGGCAAAGACGCA